CCTACTGTAGAGAAGATGCCTAAGGGCATGGATATAACATCAGATGGTGGCAGTGGTTTAACTCTGGCTGTTAAGTATGCCTATGACTACAACGAAGCATACAAGACTGTATCTGTTGGACTACCCGTAGCCACGGATGCTGAGTTTGGAATAGACGAGTTTGGTATCGCTGAGTATTCAGGCGGTATTATCATATCAAGAAGCCATGTTAACTTAACTGGCAGAGGAAGAACAGTGTCGATAGGCATTGAAGCTACGATTAACGGAGATGTTTTGGCTATACAAGAGATGAATGTACACTCAATACTGGGAAGGATGATATAATGGATTTCTCTGAACTACTTAAAGGGTTGTTTGGTGCTGGTATTAGCGGTGCTAACTATAACCAGAACATACAAGACGTTGAAGACTTCGGTGCAGGTGCTCGTGAAGAGTTTAACACCCTAGCTGATGACCTACAGGCTGATTCTGCTTTCACGCCATTCTCTGTCACATCAGGGACTGGTCAGGTAGACTTCAACGGTAACGCAGACGGTACTTACTCAGGTACTAACATGCAGCTTACCCCTGAGCTACAGGCTATGGTTGCTGCTCAGCGTTCTGCCTCTGGTGACCAGCTAGGACAGGCTAACCAGAACACCTTCGACATGACTCAGGGGATGTTATCTCAGATGGGCTTCGGAGGGCCAGCTAGGTCTGAGCAGGACATCTTCAACATGCTCAACCAAGTGCAGCAGCCTGAGCAGGAGCGAGAGCGTCTAGCGTTAGAGGAGAGGTTGTTCAATCAAGGTAGAGGTGGTGTTAGAACTGCACAGTTTGGTGGGACTCCAGAGGAGTTAGCCATCGCTAAGGCTAGAGAGGAATCTAGGGCAGGTATGTCTGTCGATGCTTTCAACCTAGCCCGAGAAGATGATGAACGTAGGTTTAACCAGTTCAGCAACATGTTCGGTGCTAACATGCAGGACAGAGAGCTATCTGGTAACATGTCTAGTGACCTCTTTAAGAACTCCTTCATGGCCGGTGATGACCTGAGGAGAACAGGTACGTTCGGTCTTGACGCTGCTACGGTGGATAGAGAGAATAGAATGCAAGGGTCTAGGTTGGCTAGCGGTCTTCGTGAGTCAGGCTTAGAAGCCGATCTTAACACGCAAGAGATGGCTCTGACTGCTCGTGCTAAGCGTAACTCAGACATGGTTCAGCTGCTTCTAGGCGGTAAAGACCCGGAGACAGGGGCAGATGTTGGTGGGTTATGGGATGGGTTTGGTGACTTAACAGGGTGGTGGTAACATGGCTGGACAACTATTTGACATAGGTGGTTTGTTTGCGGATATACTAGCAGACCCTAAAGCTGAGAAGGCTAAAGACCTAGAGTACAGGAAGGGTTTGTTTGGAGATGGTTCTGGCATCGGAGGCAGTCTACGTGGTATGCTTGCTGAAGGTAGTCAGAACTTCAACACAGGTGTTAGACGTGGTGTACAACAGGCAGGTACGGCTATCAATCCAGACTTCGATATACGCACAGCACCGGATAAGTACAGGGCTGTCGTCAACGCTATCAACCCTGCTGCTGCGGATGCTGAACAGCAGTACATAGAAGCTACTAAGCAGTATGCTCCTAACAAGCTGCCTCAGTTGATGCAGAACATTAAGAAGAATAAGAGAGAAGAGGCTGCTGAATCTAGGAGGGAGCAGGAATCGAAACTCGCTCTTAAAGCTGATGCTCGTGCTGAGAAAGTGGTTGATCTTGATCGGGAACGATTTGAGGAGCAACGGGAGCGTAACGACTGGTTGAATCTAGCCTCCTTTAACGCAAACGCCGACTACGAGACTAAACAAGAAGCACTACAGGCTGCTACACAGTACCTACTTAGTTCAGAAAAGGCTAAGAACAATCCAAGGTATGCTCAGGAAGTAGCGGGTATGTCTGAGTCTCAGAAGTTAGCAGCAGTAAAGGCTTTATCAGAGCAGGAAAGCGCAGCTAACACTAGGTTAGGCAATATGATTAAGGCTAACCTGCCAGAAGACTCGGAGTTGCTTGAGTACGTGGGCGATATGCCTTTTGCAGCGAAGCAGACCTTGCTAAATAACATTACAGGAGCAGAGCTTGCTGATGAAAAGTACACTATCACTTCCGGTGTTAACGGCGTGTGGGCTATACCTAGTGACCCACGCAAAGCCGTAATGGTTTCTCCTCCTGCTGTTGAAGTTCAGAGAGCAGCTAAGATTACCCCTCAGGAAGGAGAAGGTATGGTAGAGAGGATAGAGAACCGACCCGGCATGACTGAGGCTCTTGAGGTATACTTGAATGACGGTGCGAGACTGAACGATGAGATACCTACACTGGTACGTATAGCACAAGAGAAACTATGGGATGCTGGAAAGGTTGGAACCATGCAGCAAGTGGAGGATGAGGTAGTCAGGATGATAAGAGTAGAGAAGCAAGCTACCCAAGAGAGTACAGCGGCTTTAGGGGAGTCTGTAATATCTGCTCAGGCGAGACTAGATGCCTTCAACCGTCAAGTACCTAATCCGGGGACAGTACCGTCTCAACCTCCTGCTGCTAGTGGTAGACGTAGTGGTAGAAGTACGATACCTCCTGTTGCGCCTGTTGATGCTTTACAGGAACGCTTTGACATGATAAAGAAAGTACAGCCCGGCTTAACAGACGCTCAGATAAACAGTATGATTGGGAGATAGATTGAATGGCGGGTTTAGACGCAGTAGATAACTTGAGTGTAGAGGATCGGAAGGCGTTCGACTCAAGTGACTTCACTTCTATCAGCCCTGAGGGTGTTGCTATACTTAAAAGTATAACTCCTGCTGAGTCACAGAAGAGGGATCGTACTTTCGGTGAGGCTTTCTCTAAGGCTAAGACACCAGAAGGCATGGCAGGTCAGCTTCTTGAGTCTATATTCCCACTAGGTAGGATACAAGGTGGGCAGTGGATTAGTCCTGAGGAGGCTTATGGCCCTGATTGGATGGCAGCGTCACCTAAGAAGAGACGTGCTGCACTGGCTTACGTGGCTAACAAGGACAAGGAAGCTATAGCTAACGAGACACAGGCTACAGCAGCTTCTGTTATGGGGGACTTAGCCGGTAGTGTTCTTAAGTCACCAGCCTCTCTGTTCTTCCCAGTAGGGCGTAGCGTAGCTGCTGGTGCGGCTAGTGGCTTCTCCTATGGAGCTATATTCGATGGCCTAGAACAGAAGACCACGACAGATGAGGTTGACTTGTCTCAGGCTATGGTTATGGGTGGTATAGGTGCGGTGCTAGGCGGGGCTACTAACTTCGGTATAAGTAAGTTAACTGCTTTGGGTGAGAAAGCCGCTAAAGTTAAGAAAGACCCTAACCTAGTTAAAATAAGTAACGAGAAGATAGACGAGATTGAGTACCTAACTCAGTTAGCACACAACGATGGTGTACCTACAGAGAACCTACCTGCTGTAGTGTCTAAGGAGATGGGTGTTTCCGAGGACTTACTTAGAGTATGGACTGCGACAGCAAGCCGTAACCCTAATATAGTACAAGGTAAGATGGCTAAGATCGTAGATGAGGTGAAAGTTAGCAAGGGTACTAGAGGGTTAGAGGATATAATCACACCCATCAAGAGCAGGATAGCACAGGATAGTCCTGAGCTAGCAGCTAAGCTAGACAAGTATGAGTACAGAAACGCACAGAAGGCCAGTGAGTTAGAGAGGGAAGCTACTCCGTTCTTGTCTGCATTCAGGGAGCTACCAGAGAAGGCTAAGAAGCAACTGTCTCTACACCTAATGAACTCAGGGACTAGAGGTTATAAAGCAGCTAGGTCTTATGCAGTGTCTCAAGGTATGGACGGTGCTGCTATCGATGGTGTGCAGAACATGCTGAAGAAGGTACATAGGGAGTTGAACGAGGCTGGTGTCGAGAGATCGAACTTGGATGATTACTTTGTAAGGCAGGTTAAGGACTGGGAGGGCTTGAGCGAGGCGTTAGGGAATGATGGTAGTAAGTTAGGTAAGATGTTCCGTCAGTACCTTAATGATAAGAAGATAAAACCAGAAGATGTTACTAACAGTGAGATGAACTGGGTTGTGGACAACTTCCTTAAAGCTAAAGGAACTGAGATACAAGGTAGCAGAACAGCAACCAGAAGTAGAATAGAGGTTAGAGACGATCTTCTACAGTATTACGAAGACCCTACAGTAGCTCTATCGAACTACATAGGCAGAGCAGCAGACGACTTAGCTTATGCAGACTTCTTCGGGAATGTTAAGAAGACACCCTTAGAGAAGAGAAGCAAGGTACTAAGTGATGGTACTGAGTTAGCCGAACTTGACGTTGAAGGACAGGTTACTGGGTTACTCCGTCAGATGTTCTTAGAGAAGCCACAGGCGGCTGCCCGTGTTAGCGAACTACTCCAGACTAGATTCAACGCAGCACGAGAACCTACTAACAAGTGGGTTAACAGGGCTAGGACTGCTGGTTACTTCAACACAGTGGCTAACCCTATGTCTGCCTTGACACAGCTTGGTGACGTGTCTGTAGCTGCTATTACCCAAGGGTTAAGACCCACTCTGTCTGCTCTGTTTAGTAAGAACCAAATAGACGTAGCTGAGTTAGGTATCAAGAGTGCATTAGATGCTGACTTTGCTAACACAAGTACCTTCAACAGTGCTTTGAATAGAGCCTTTAAGTGGTCAGGGTTTGCGTCAATGGACAAGTTCGGTAAGAACACTGTTGTCAACGCTGCTCTCAACAAGAACAAGGCACTAGCACGGAAGAATGCAGATAAGCTACGTGAGAAGTGGCGGCCTATGATGGGAGACGAGGTGGAGGATTTGATACTTGACCTCAAGGCAGGTAATATAACGGAACGGGTTAAGCTATCTCTGTTCAGCGAACTTGCTGACGTGCAGCCTATCACTATGTCCGAGATGCCTAAGATGTACTTAGACCATCCTAACGGCAGACTCTTCTATATGTTAAAGACGTTCGGTCTTAAGCAGTTAGATGTACTGAGACGGAATGTAGTTGATGAAGCTAAGAAAGGTAACGTAGGTCAGGCAGCTAAGTTCGCAGCCTCTTACATTACACTGTTCGGGGGCATGGGTGCTACTATAACGGAGATTAAGAACGGGCTTACTGGTAGAGGGTTTCACCCAGAAGACATACCTGATAACTACATATCTTCAATGCTTGGTTTGTTCCTAGCTAACAGGTATATGGGGGATCAGATTGCACAAGGTAAGGTCACCGATCTTGGTCTAGGTATGGTAATACCTCCTTTGGACTACTTCGACTCCATAGCAAGAGACGCTATAAATGGTTCTATCGCCTTGTATCAAGAGGGTGGTAGAGACTTAGACGAGATAGACTGGAAGACCCCCGGTGAGTTGCCTGTGTTCGGCCCGTTTATGGGTCAGATTCTCGACTACACCCTCGATAGCAAGACGGTAGATACTAGGATAGATAAGGACGAGGACTTTAGAGACAGTTCGTTAAGCCTAGCTAACCCGACTAAGAAGTTCCTTGAGAGGTAGGCTTCTTCTTAGCCTTCTCATTGTTACGCTTAATAGTCTCCCAGTTCTTATCAACCTGATCTTGGGAGACTTGAGGCTTACGCCGCCTACTACCCTTACCGCCATGTGTTTGACCCTTCATAGTACTTCTCCGTTCATGAGGACTCCCAAGAAACCAGCTCACTATTAAGGTGGTCAATCGTTTCTTCT